GGACTTAAAGAAGAGATGTCTGCTGGTACTCCGCTATTGTAAATTGCAGTTATCTCAGTATTTGATAAAACAGAGTCGAACACAGCAAATTCATCAATTAAGCCCGAAAAAGGTGAAAATCCAACTGCGGTTGTTGCAGGTGTACCCCCAGCAAAAGTTAGACTTGATGTCATTGAATTTCGACTTAATGTACCTGTTCCATCGCTTGCTCCGTTTAAGAATATTTCTACATCATTCCCTGAGAAAGTTACTGCTCCATGATACCAAGTGTCAGCAGAAAGTGTAGTTGATCCGCTAACCCTAGAAAAATAAATTTCAAAGCTTAGGTTAGAGTTTAAAATCTGCACAACCCTAGATTGACCACTTGCAGCATTTCCCCAGCCACACATAAAGTCATAACCCGATAAAGCGTCAGCTGTAGGTTTAAACCATACGGATATTGTGAAATTAGTATCTAGGGAAATTGCGGATGTACCCATTAAAAGGTAGTCATCACTACCATCAAAGCTTACGCTGTTTCGGTTGAATACATATTCTGGTACTGAAGTCGAGAAGGTTGGACCGTTTGTAAGTGTGCCGTTGTTACTTCCAGACCCTTGGTCTGTGATAGTTGTGCCTGTTCCACCATCATTGTCTCCCATTCTCCACCAACCTACAGGACTCAAAGAGGATATATCGTTAGGTACTCCGCTGTTGTAAATGGAAGTTATATTAGATGCGGATAATGCAGAATTAAAAAGTGCAACTTCATCCATTAAACCATTAAAAAAGTTATGACCATATTGTGTAGCTTTTGATCCGATTGTCACTTTTGTAGTGCCTGTTGTTAATGTACCAGTATTAGTCCCACTACCAGCCGCACTTCCATTAATGTAAAACGCTGTTGCTCCTGTACCACTTTGCCACGAAACTGCAATATGTTGCCAACTACCCGTGCTTACTGTCCCTGTACTTGCTGGAAAGGAAACTCGATCAACAGTTAGGGTAAGATTCCCCGATGGGGTAATATAAAACTGTGTATGCGATGAACTGAATCTGCTGTAAACGTGTTCATAATTGGTAAGGGAGGTTGGGTTTACCCATGCCGAAATAGTAAAAGCACTAGTGGTGTCAAAATCTGAACTAGGTGCTAAAATTATTCTATCATCCGTTCCATCGAAGCTTACGCTGTATTGGTTTGCGAATGGAGTGCCTCCACCTCCACTAACAGGTACATCAAATCCATACGAAGCACCAAAGATAGGTCTGAGTAACTGATTAGGTATTGCTGTTATCTCGCTAGGTTTATCTAGCTGATCTGTGAAGGTGATAGACATTACAGAGAATCAGTAGAACCAGTAGCAAAGACGCTGTAAGTGCCGTCTGTTCTAGCTGATACATTTCCTCTGATCTGTTCGTAGTGTCCGTGATCATCTCTGACCATAACAGAACCATCAGCTGTTACATCTTCAGAGTGAATGACATACCAAGCACCACCGATGTAGGCTTCAATGTCTACCGTACCTCCTGAAGTTACTGATGAAGAAGCAATTATAAAGGTCCAACCCTTAGAACGCTCTACTGAGAATGAACTGCCAGCCCCTGTTGAAGTAACAGATGATAGCAAAGTCTTTTTTGAGAGTGTGCGAAGCATAATATTATTTTGTTATAGTTTATTAAGAAGGTAATTGAACACCTGATTGACCAGCTTGCATTCCTAAGCTAGGTCTTCTAGTTACTGTAAGTCTACTTGTCCCTCTCTTACGCCTAGTCCTAGATTTAGCTAATGCTTTAGAGGCTTCAGGAGCAGCAGCGACATCTGTAGGTGGAGGAGGTGGAGGAGGTGGAGGAGGTGTTTCTACAATTCTAGGTGATGACATACACATATCTAGTCTTTTGTTAAAATGTTATTTTGTATTTGATCGTTATAAGTTTGTCTAAGAAATCTTATTACAGACACTTGTCCACTTTTAAACCAAACATCTTTTTCTGAGTTCGTCAAGTCAGGACATTTGTCAGGGTATAATTGCTCTAAGCGTTTAATCATAGCATCGCTTATAGTAGGCATTAGTTCGTCTTCCATTATTGCGTGTCTCCAGTCCATATATATAGTGGTGTCATTTTTCCTACGTAAGCTCCTGCGATGTTAAAGCTAAAGAACTCCATAGCATCTTCCATTGTCATGTCATCTCTTAACATAAGTATCTCTAAGATTCTTTCAATAGAATAAACATATCTTCCATCGTTGTACTCTTGACCTATGATAGCTTCATTAAATCCATCTGCTTTTAAAGGTTCGTCTTCTTGTATAGGTGCTATCATTTGTTATAACTCCTATCATCTAGTTCTTGTGGTAGCTTACCTTTTGTTATTTGATCCTCGGTCCACAGGAAAGCACTGGCATTCCACAGTATAGCACCTGCGTGATCCTCTGAATCATCTCCTTCACTAAGTGCTAACAGATGTCTACTCATGCTATCTATTAATCTACTGAGTGGGAATCCGTTGTGCCAGTTGTTGTCTCCGTAGAGTTTGCCTCCTTCTTCGTATCGTCTGGCAAGGGAGCGAAGGGCGATTGGAGGAATAAGGCTGAATCGTCCCCGTCCAGTAGCCCTGTCACGCTTCGCACCAGTGGCATAATGTTCTTTCTCTCCAGAGTTTGGTAGTTCTTCGGTGTCCATAGTTTTGTTATTTGTTTTTGTTTTTTATTGTATTCTTGTTTTCTTAGTAATCGTGCCATCCACGCATTCATTAAAGCTTCTTGTTCGTCTTGTCCTTTCTTCTCATACAAAGCTACAACAGATTCCCAAGTGTACCCGTGTTCATCCAACCACTTCTTAGCAGTCACAGCTCCTACTCCCTTTGCTCCACTGAAGCCATCTGTTGAATCTCCCATCAGTGCTTGTAGTAGGTGGAAGTTATCTGCTTCTTCTTCCGTAGGTTCATGGTATTCTTCTCTGTTATAATCATAGAAGATTCCTGGTACACTCTTGAAATCCTTGTCGATTGATACAATGATACGCTTGTCTAGTCTGTTAGGTCTTTCAGTAGCAAGGATACTTAACACATCATCTGCTTCTACATTAGCCCACAACTGTGCGTCAAGTTCATTGATCATCCATTCCTTCATAGGCTTTAATATGATAGGTAATACTGACTTCCTTCTGTTCGACTTGTAGTCAGGGAATAGTTTCCTTCTGAAGTTTGCTCGGTCACTCAGTGCTAACACTACTTCATCTGCTTTAAGTAAGTCTTTGAATTGTTCTATCCTTGCAATGACTCGATGTTTGGCTACTGCCATGTCTGCGTGTACAGTCCAAAGCTCTTCCTCCCATTGTATATTTTCTTGTGCTACGATTGACGATTCAAATGCTAATACATCTGCGTCAATTAGTATGGTTGTTTTACTCATAGAATATGCTCCAGTTCTCTTGGTATTTTTTATGTTTTGATTTACTCTCAGGTAGGATATTTAACTTTAACGTTAATCCTTTTATTTCTTTTCTTGGTATCATCCACCATATCTTCTCAGGCATGACATAGCATCCTACTACATCTATTGTATCACACATGAAATCTCGGTGAGCACTGCTGTTAACAGCGTAAGTATTAGCACTGTTTTTATGGTTTGTTGATTTGATTTGTACTTTTAAAACACCAGCTGGACAAGTGACAATGAAGTCCCAAGGCATAGGTGTGGTAGGTACGTGAGGTTCAAAGTTTCTCTCTAAACATTCTGTTACAAACCTAGACTCAGCTATCGCTCCTGTCCGTTGAGTTTTTGAAGTTGGCATAGTATATGTTAGGTCAACTGTATCGTACAATTCTGCAACCTTCAAGTAGTAATCGTACTCTAGTGTGTCTCTGCCCATGACTTTCCTACTTTATATTCACCATCCATAGGACACTTCATGTTTAACTCTCTACCTGCTGCTTGGATTGCTTTGACAGCTAACTCTCCATATGTCTCCACTAACTCAGGTTTAACTTCAGCTTGGAACTCATCGTGTATGTTACCTACAAAAGCATACTCTCTTCCGTGTTGCCATCCAATGTCAGTAAGCTTGGTGTGTAGTTTTATTAAAGCTACTTTCATAAGCACAGCACCAGCAGATTGAAGTAACATATTGAGTGCAGCGTGTTCACTTCTTATAGGTAGAATCCTACCGTCTAGTCCTGTTAAACATCCGTTCTGTTCTGCTTTCTCTTTGATCAATTGCTTGAGTATCTTTAACGCTGGTAAGTTAGACAGGAACTTCTTCTTTAATCTACTACCATCTTGTGCTGTACCCTCTACTATCTCACCTATCTTTGCATCCCCTGCTCCGTAAAGGAAACCATAGATGAATGTCTTAGCTTGATCTCTGGTCTTTAACCCTGCTGCCTTCTGATTAACAGAGTGTATATCTCCCTCAAGGATAGCTTTAGAATATTCTCCTCCGTCCCAAGTAGACAGGTAGTGTGCAAGCATTCTTAACTCTAACCCACTAGCATCACAACCTACTAGCTTGTATCCCTTTTTAGTTATGAATAAAGAACGACACTCCTCGCCATACTCTGCTCTAGTAGCTGGTACTTGTGCTAGGTTAGGTAGACTATGAGTGCATCTGCCTGTGACTGCTCCGTTAGTGTTGACTCGTCCGTGGATTCTGCCATCTTTAACTAGTCTTAGCCATCCATTCTTGCCTTCAGCTAGTTGCCCTAGTCGCTTGACTACTAACAAATACCCCAGCAAAAGCTTCGCTGATGGATGGTTAATTCCTTTCAAAGTAGACTCATCAATCTTTACAGTCTTGCCGTCATTCGACAGAGGTATTTCAAAACCTAAAGCTTCTAGTCTTTCTTTGATTTGCTTACGACTGCCGGGATTAAAAGGTATGATCTCTTCCTTTACATCAAGTGGTTCAGCTTTGTTGACTAAGTTCTGTACCATCCCTCTACTCTTCAGTATCTTTTTAAGTTCTACTTTAGTAGGTGCATTGATAATCTCCACTCCATCCAAGTGTTCAATAGTCAATGAGTAACCCTTCGGAGTCTTCATCTTGTTAACAGTAGGTTCAAACATTTCTTGCAACTCATCTTGTAGCTTTGCTCGCACTGCGTTTAACTTCTGCTCCAGTTGTTCAGCTTTATCTACATCAAACGCAAAGCCTTGGCTCTCTTGTAACCTGATGATGTAAGCGAACCAATGTTCAATAGCTAACATCTTCTTACTAGGTTCTAGCTTTGTTAAGTATTCATACAAGGTCTTAGTTACCAGTACATCTCGTTCGCAATACTTCTTCATCTCTTCGTTGTAACTGTCCCAAGCATCCTCGTTCTCTCCGTAAGTAAGCTTTAACATCTCACCCATCCTGTGTCCCCAAGCTTTTAAACTGTGACTACCTACCATTGCAGGGTCAAAGTCCTTACGCTTAAAGTCATCTTCTCTCAAATCAGGATGTAAACATCTACTCATAACAAGAGAGTCTTGTACTCGGACCAAAGGAGGATGGAAGTTATACAACTTAGCTAACGCAGGTAGATCAAAACCTATGATGTTATGTCCTATGATCTTGTCAGCTTTAGCTAACATCTTTAGTCCTTCCTTTATCCCATTACCTTCAAAGGTAATCATCTTACTGGCTATTGGATCGTAGATAGATATGCAATGGCAGACCTTGAGGTCACTCAGATTAGTGAAGTCCTCAATGCCGTTGGTTTCTATATCAAAGAATAGTATTTTCATTTGGTTTTTATGTTTTCTTGTTTAATTAATTTTCCTTTAGGAGACCATGCTTTCTTTAGCTTAATCCATCCATTATCTTTTACTGTGATAAACTCTGCTTTTGTTTTCTTTTGAAAAGAATATATGTGCCTCATTTGGTTGTTTTCTCCTTTAGTTGTATGCGTATATACTCTGTCTCTTGAGTGAAGTTAGACTCTTTGATAAAGCAAGATTTAACTGCTAATATTATAGGTGCTAATTCTTCTTTGTAATTAATTACAAACTCACAGAGTATATTCTCTTCTTGGTCTTCAATTATTATTAACATAGTTTTCTATATCAAAGAATAGTATTTTCATATTAGTGCTTCCTTCTTTTTCATATTGTAAAAGCTTTCGTTTTTCTTTTTATGTTCTAATCTTTTTGTTTCCACCCACTTATCTATAATATTCATGCAGAAATCATAAGCATCTTCAGACCATTTATCTTTGTTATCACAACAATACATTGACGCTTCATCCAAGTGCCATAGATATTTAGGCATTTCTACTTTCAACCAAAAACTACAAAGCTTGCCACTTATCTCATCGTACTTAGGTTCAGTAAATCTAGACTTTTCTTCTGTGTAATTATATTCGTCAATCATATGACACCATGTATATTCATCTTCTCTAGGTATATCATGTACATGATAGTCTATGTCCTCTATTAACCACCATGTTGTTACTGTTTTATTTTCTTCTTTCATATTATTAAAACGGACTCGCTCCGCTGTTGGTTGTTATTGTTTTGTCTTTGAATACATCCTCACTCTCTGTGTACCTACCGCTATCTTGATTATAAAATAATGTAGATGCCAGCCCAGTCTCACCTGAGAATCTATTCTTTAAGACTCTTACTTTTGTTTCGTTATTGTTTTCTTTTTGTTGATTTCTCTCTAGTCCTAGTACCATATCACTAAGTTGTGGTATAGAATGACTACCTCTAAGGTCTGATAATCTAGTGACTCCTCCCTCTTCATGTCCTCCACCATTCGGTGGTCTTCTAAGGTGTGATACTAACACCATTCCACATCCAGTCTCTTCTACTAAGCTTCGTAGTTGTGTCATGGTATTATCAATTAACCTTCGTTCATCATCACCTTGGATACCGCTAACTACAATAGATAGATGGTCAAGGAATATCCACTTACATCCTAATCCTTTACACAGGTAGCGTATCTTTGATAACAGATTATCAGATTCTGTACTGCCGAAGTGATCATAAGTATAGAAGTTCTTGTTACCCATAGTCTCATCGAATGCTTTGCGTAACTCCTCCTCCTTTAGATCATTCTCTAGGTGCAGTGGTTTGTTAAGATGAATGCCCATGATACCAAGTGCGGTCCTTCTTACTGATTCTTCCAGTGCTATATAACCTACAGTCTCGCCAAGTCTAAGGAGATGGTGACAAACTTCACGACAGAACAAGGACTTCCCAATCCCTGAACCAGCACAAAGTGTCACCAACTCTCCTCGTCTTATACCGTGTGTCATATCATTCAAAGAAGCATACGGATAAGGTTGTGACTCAGAAGTATCCTCCTTTATCACAGCTTGCCATATATCTTCTCCTCCCACTATCCCATCAGGTCTGTATTCCCTCGCTTGCCATAAGCAATTCACCAACTCCTCGCTACGCTTTGCCACTAACATATCATTAGCATCCTTTAGTGGCAGTTCTGCAATGTGTGCTTTACCCGGAGTCAAGAGTGCTGCACATTTTGCTGCTCCATCTCGTCCGGGTTCATCGTTATCAAAACAGAAGATTACCTTTTCAAAAGATTCCAACCAATCAATCGCTTGACTGACATACTTCTTTGCTCCTCCTGCTCCGTTAGGCACACTCACTACAGCCCACTTGTTTCCGAAAGCTTGACTAACGCTTAACGCATCAATCTCCCCTTCACACACTACTACTCTTCTACCACCACTACTCCAAAGGTGCTGTCCGTATAAGCCATACAGCTCTCCTTTGATAGAAAAAGTTTTGTTAGCGAATCGTAGTTTCTGTGCTACTAATGCACCATTCCTACTCTTATAGTTAGCGATGTGTACAGGTTCTCCGTTGTGAGTTCCTATGTGATACCCCCACTTCTGACAAGTCTCCTTAGTTAAGTTTCGTCTAGCTACTTCCTGTGGTTTCCCTTGTATAAATGATGTATCGTTGTTGGTTGTTGTCATAGTTTGTTGCTTGCCTCGACTGTATGTATCACAGCTGAAACACATTGTGCTTCCGTCTTCGTTGACGGCAAGAGCGTCACTCGATCCACACTTTGCACACTGCTGGTGCGTTCTAGTGAAAGCCATGATTTTGGTACTTGTTTATGTGCATATAATATTCCTTTCTTTTCGCACCACATTGCATAGGTAGTCTTACTTCCTTTACGAATCTTGTTGTAAGCGTTTTGGAATAACAACCTAATGTCTAGATCAGGATGTTGTTCTTTAATTAACAAATGCTTAGACCTATCCTCCGTGACCCACCTCCCTTTGGTTTCAATAATGATTCCGTTAGGGAGGATGAAGTCAGGAGTGTAAGTGCTAAGTCGCTTGTACTCAATAACTAACGATTCGTAAGTATACTTTATACCACAGCGTCTTAGTTGTGATGCTATTCTCTCTTCAAATCCAGACCTAAAAGTCTGCTTTGATAATGTCTTCTTCTTCTTCTTCCGCATCAAGAGCTTGGTCAAGGGTTTCACCTCCGTTAACATATCCTCCTTCAACCTCAGTGAAGCCAAAGGATTCTGCTGCTTGACTGGATAGTTCTCCATCTGCCAACTCGATTACTTGTACAGCTAGTAACTCCAATGATACACCTACTCCCAGTAAAGGAGAAAACCAAGTTTTAGGACGGACATTTAAACGAATCTTTGATCCACCTCTAATGATTACTGCTCTGTCCCAAGGGTTGCCTCTAGAATCAAACAAGCCTAATGATCTAGTGTAATCAGTACCATCCTTACGCACACCGTTTACTGGTTTCAACTTAGCTTTTAATACATAAGTATCTCCTTCTAATTGAATAGGTAACTCATAAGTCTTTACCTTTTTACCAGACTCTTCTGCTTGTTCCTGTTGTTTCTTTTCAAGAATAGGTTCTACCTTTTTAATGATAGCTTCACCTTCTTCTTTCGTTAGTATTATATTACAGCTATACTCTCCTTCAGGCACAAACTTTGTACTCGGAGTGTTAACCCAAGGGTACTGAGCAGTACCTATAGCTGTCGTTATTGCTTCTTCTCTCTGTCTCGATTTTATCGCCATTTGCTTTTTATGTTTTGTATTTATGAGAATATATACTGGCAGTCGTTAAGTGCCGACACATCTAATGTGCCAAGTTCTGGGCTGTCTTCCAGTGTACAATCTCGTTGTGCTTCTACCTCATCCTTGAACTTGTTAATGAGGTCATCGCTAAAATGTTCTTGGTAAATCTCTCTTAATTGTTGGTGCATCTTCGGTGCGTTTGGACTCTGCGTTGCAAAGCTGTCATGTATACTTGCTATAGAATAATTACTTTTGCAAGCTAATTCCATCATCACACTTGCGTCAATGCTGTGTATAAAATTAGGTACAATAGCTCTTGCCATTCTCTTACTGCTAACACCTGTTTGTTTGTTGTTAAAAGTAAGGATAGTATTTTGCATATTAAGAATGCTGTTCACTTTAACTACAGTTTGATCATACAAAGCTTGTACAATTTCCAATCCAAAAGGAGTAGTCCAAGTCAAAGGTTCTTCGGTCCTTGCTATTCTTTTAAACCATCTCATCAATTCAATGTGTGGTTGTATAAGATTGTTAGCTTTGTCGTTTATCAGAGAAGCGAGGTAGATCATAGCGTTGTTAAAATCCTCCTTACTAAACGGACTACCTAGTCCCTCCTTCAATCGTTTAACAACAGCATCTTCCAGTGCATCTTTACTTGTGTATCCATTCATTCCAAAAGGTTTACACATCACTATCTTCTTAGTGAAGCTACGATCTATTCCAAACTTTAACCAGTCACCTGCTAAACTATTCTTACTCTTGTCCTCCATCAGTACCTCGTGTACTTGATCTGCTACTTCTTGGTATATATCTTGTGGTCTTTGGTCAGGTAAAAGATTAACATATCTTGCAGACTCCTTATCTCTAGTTAACAAAGATAGAATCTGTATGCCGTTACAACTAGCGTCCATGTGACAAGGTAACCTAGTTTTAAATCCCCATCCGTGCTCCTTAAACGCTCCGTATTCAAAACAAAAATGTATGAAAGCCCAAGGATCACTCGCAGTTTGCCACCAGTCATTCTCACAAGGATCATCTGCACATTCAAGGATCAACTTCTCCTTTTGTTCTATCCAAGCGATTCGTTTCTCATAGCTTCCCTTTACTCCAAACACATTAGCTCCGTGTACACGCAACCATTTGCTGTCTTCATTGTTGTTAATAGGTACTCCTTCAGCAAACTGCAAAGCACTCCTGCCAAAGTCACAGGATTGTGGGTTAACATAGCTAGGTATTGAATACACTCGTCCTCGATAATCCATTTGATAGGGAAAGTAGAACTTATCCATGTCAGCGTAGCGTTTTGCTATGTTAAGTATCTTTAAGCAACGCATTCTCTGTCCGTTACTTCGTAAGTTGAACTCATAGATTGCTCTTTGCTTACGCTTCCATTCAGTAAATGCTTCTGGGTCTCTATCTGCTAAGTCAGGTATGACTTCAAGAGGTTCTAACAACTCGCTCTTCTCCATTGCTCCAATAGTCAAGTCCCTAGACCAAGCCCAGTTCATCAGGTTCAACATCTTAGGATTGATCTTCCAAGCTACTTGTTGCAATCGGTTAAGAGGTTCATAAGCTACAGACAAGTCACGATGTTTTATACCGTCGTTATTCTTGATCTTCATTATTGGAAGAGTAGGTAATCCTTCACTATTATATCCTCCTCCGTAGTTAGATACCCAGTCAATAGGTGGTTCAGGAGTGGCTAAGTAAAACGGACGGATAACCTCACAATTCTCATCGTATTTATTAACCCATGCGTACAGGTCTTTGTTAGGTGCTAAAGCTTTGCGTTTTGTACTACCAGCAGAACTCTTAACTTTGACGTGGAATAAATTAGTTTGCATCCTGATCAATTCAATCAACCAAGAACCAAGCATGATCTTGTTACGCTTACTCCACAATTCAAACCTTTGATATCTTCCTTGTTTATGATACTTCCTTTCCTTATCCCAAAATTTACTTACAAATCTATTCCTTGTAAGGACATCCTTTTGATCGTGCTTTAATAATAACCAATCACTCTTAGTAACATATTCTTTAAAGTAACGGACTCTTACTTCATCTTCCAATGCTTTAGCAACATGAAAGGAAGCTTCAGATATATAAGGTTCTTTAGGTAAGATATCAAACAATACCTTAACTCCTAGAAAAGCGACAACATCAGGTTCTAAGTCCCATATGAAAGGTAACCACACAGGTACTGGTGCATTAGGTCGAAGGTTATCTTCAAAGAACTTGTTAACTGCGTGTTCAATCGGTACGTGTACTTCCCTTCCTAACTTTTTATAGGCAGGTAGTTCTGAATTATAGCCTTGTTTCTTATATATTTCTTGAGCTTTTCTATAGCGAGCCTTACCCCATTGAATCATTAAAGCTTTCATGTCTTTTTTTCGTTGTATAAATTTATCTTTTCAATCGCTTCCTTTCTTCCGTAGTGAAAGTCATAAAAAGCTTTAGGACGGACTCTTACTTCTTTTGTCCTGATAATCTTTCCGTCTTTATTGTAACCTAGTTGCATACTATTCCAAAACTTTTCATATCCTTGAGCTACTTCTGAAGCGAAAGATAAACTAATAACCTCGTTTAAATCGTAATCTTCTAGGTTATTCATTATCGCACTCTTCAATCTCAGGTTCATCGTGCCAGTGTTTATTCTCCATTGTTGTACTCCTCCAGTAGTTTCTGTAAGGACAGGTAAAGGTTAAAGTATTTATGTTCGGGATCAAGTACACCTTTAAAGTGCTCGGTCATTATGTAGTGCATGGTTTCTTCGATCATATTTCTAGGTTGGTTTATATATTTAAAATCTTTAGGTGTAATTTCGGTTCTCATGACTCTTCTTCGTCATATAAAATAGCGTATTCATATTCGTCACCATAGGCATAACGCATACGTCTTAACGTGTGTTCGTCTTCTTCGTATTCAGCTTGTAATTCGTCTTCTTCGTCCATTACTTAGTGAGTTGAATGTGAAGCTTTTGTACTGTATCTCATCAAGGTTCTTTATATAGAAAGCCAAGGCTGATCAAGACAATAATGGCGAACATTAAAAGCATTTCTAAGCTCATTGGATTGCTTCCTTTGCGTGTGTAAATTTCATACCTAACATCTTTGCCAAGGTAACGCCAGTCTTACTAGCCTCTTCTGCACTTCGTGCTTCTACCTCGCTTATCGCTCGCTGTTTAACAATGCCACTCGGTAAGGTATGGTCTGCGTAAAGCTGATAGTTCTTTAATGGCTCTCTGTGTTTCTTTCTTATTTTCATGGTTTGGTATATAAAAAGAATTTGAAATCTGAGTGTCTTGGGTACACAAGAAGTTCGCCACTATTGAAGTCTCGGTCTACCCATTCAGTAATCAATTCATCACCAAACCAATCTTCGTTTAATTGTTCAGTTATAAAATCAGCATGGGACAAACCCTCACCTTCTTTGATTTCATTACTTATGTTGTATGTCTTTCCAAACATTCCGTTAGTGTCTAAAATAAATAATTTATATTGTATGTTGGTTTTATTTTTTTTCATGTTAATTGGTTTCCTGTTCGTCCTGTTCCCATCCTTTTTCTACTTCCATATCATCGCACCAAGCACTGCTTATGTCATCATCATCCCATGCTTGTTGTCTCGCTACTCCTATAGCATCATCCATTGAATCCGCCTGTACATAAAAGGTACGATAAGTGGTACTCTTTAGTTCTATTTCGTATTGTTTAGTCATTGGTTTTATTGGTTTGGTTTCTTTTTGTTTGTTCTTGGAATAAAGTGAATAAATCTTTTATTGATCCATCCTTAATCAAATTATCTAATTGTCCTAACTCTTCTAATCGATCTCGCATATTAGCGTTTTCAATTTGAGCTTCTTTGAGCCAGTTAAATAGCTGTAGGTTTCTTTGTTCCAACTTTCTATATTCTTTTATTTCTTTTATATTCATTTGGTTTTATTTCTTTCTATTCATTTTCTTTAGTTCCTTTAAGACCGATTTATATTGTTCAATCTTTTCCTCGTGACTACTCGCTCGCCCAGTAAAAAGGTGCGGTAAATCTTTCATATGC